GATCTCCTCCTGTCGTTTTTGGCGGTCGTCCACGATCTGCTGGACTCGCTCCCGCCCCGCATTGGCGCGCCGGTCCTTCTCGCGGTTGTACTGGTCGTCGAGCGCGCTGACGGCCCCCTCCACGTCGAACGAGCTGTCCAGCAGGCCCGTCAGGTACAGAATCCCCTTGGAGATCAGGTTTTGCGCGCCCTTCCACAAATCGACGGCACCCGTCGCGAACAATTCCCACGCGGTCAGAAAGCCCGAGGTAACCTCGTTCCACGTCGACTGCATGCCAGCCCATGCGTTGGTCATGACCTTCGCCAGCCCATAGACGGCGGACGTTCCGATCTCGATGAAATACTCCTTAAATCCGATCCACTTCTCGTTGAGCCAGTTGATTCCCGCGGCCCACTCCATCTTGAGCATCGACCAGAGCACTTTCGCAGCCAGCGCAATATCACCAGCGGCCAAGGCGTCGGAAATGCCCTCGAACGTACCGAGCGCGTCATCTTTGAGCTTCCCGAAGACGCCGGAAAGCCAGGTGAGCGCCTTGCCCGCCGCTCCCGTCGAATAAGCGAAGTACCCAGCCAGGCCGACGAGCCCTGCGGCCACGAGCCCAATCGGCGATAGCAATGCGCCGATGACCGTCCCAATCCCGGCAAACGCTGACATGGCAACACCAACGGCGCTGGCCAGCATGCCGAAGAGCGCCCCGACGCCGGTGATCGCCGCGCCGATGGCGACCAGCGCGACCCCCGCACCGGTCACGGCGACGGCAATCTTGAACACCCAGGCCACCAGCTCCCGGTTCTCGCCGATCCACTTGATTATGGCAGCGACGGTCTTCGTGAACGCCTCCGCAGCCTGCTTGAGCGAGGGCGCGAGCGCCGCTCCGATGGCGAAGGCCGATTGTTTGACGACCTTCCACATCGCGCTGAGCGCATCACCAAACGCCTCGGCGGCGGTCGCGTCCTCGGTACTCATCGAGACTCCCAGCGCGCGGGCCTCACGCTGCAGTTCCTCAATCCCACGGGCACCGCTCTGCATCATTGGCAGCAGCATCGTGCCCGATCTGCCGAACACTTCCATTGCCGCCGCCGCGCGCAATGTCGGGTCCTGAATCTGCGAAAGCCGGTCGGCCATCAGTTTGAACTGCTCGTCGGGCGAAAGCCCCTGCAGGTCGGCGACGGTGAGGCCCAGTTTACCGAGTGCGTCGGTTGCGGTCTGGGTCCCGTCCACCGCATCGCCAATCGTGCGCTGCATTCGCCGCATGCCGTTTTCGAGTGTCGCGAAGTCCGCCCCCGATTGCTCGGCGGCGTAGCCGAGCTCCGAAAGCACCTCGACCGACGCGCCGATGCGCTGGCTCGCGTCGAGCATGTCGCTCCCCATGTCGGCGAACACCTTGGCGGACGCGACGAGCGGCGTAACGGTAGCCGCGCCGAGGCCGGCCAGCTTCGTGCCGATCGACGTGATCGATGCGCCAAACGCTTTCAGCTTCGCCTCGGCGGCCCGCAGCCCCTTCTGGAGCTTATCGGCATTGGCGGAGATTTCGACGTAGGCCTTGCCGGCGCGAATTCCAGAAGCGGAAGGCATGGGACGATTCTCCCTCAGTTCTCGGGCCGATTGTCAACGAACACGCGGCGCAGAATTTGAATATCGACGGGTGGGTGGGCGGCCGGTTTCTGGTTCCACTGTGGCATGAAATCGGCCGGCTTAAATGCCCGGTGTTTCTTGGGATCGCGGTTCACGTTGGCAGTGAGCGCCAGCAGGCTGGCGGTCTGCGACCAGTCGTGTTCCCGACGCGCGTCGGCCATCGCGACTAGCTCCCGGAGCGTGAAGGGTCCGGGATCGACGCCGACGACTCCCGCGCAGCAGAGAATGAGGCGATCAATCTGCTCGCTTCGGCTTCCGGCTCGATCTCGTCGAGGATCTGCTCGCCGTGCGCCAGCAACTGGCTCCGTACCTTCTTGCCCGCCTCGATCATCTTGCGCAGGCCCGCTCTCACGCGGGCATCTGGGAAAAAATCGATCAGTTCCTCCACGAAGGCGTCCGCCCCACTCGTGATCGCATCACCCCACATGCCGCGTCCGAACTCCTCATCGGAGACCTGGCGGGTGGTCGCCTCCTCCCGCACGAGCGCGTAAAGCACGTCGCACAAGGTAATCGGATCGGCCACCAGTTCCCCCAGCGGCTTGAATCCATCGTCGATCAGCCCGTATAAATTGACGCCGGTCAGCGAGCGGACGCGCTTGGCGGCCGTGACGTTGATCGTAAGCGTCCAGGTGCGGCCCGCGTTGTCGGTGAAGCTTTGCATAGAAGGATAGGCTGTAGGCTTGAGACTGTAGGCTGTAGGACGAAGCAACTTCAGCGTTCAGCCTTCATAGTTCAGAGTTCAGATGTTAAGACACCGTGTACCACTCGGGCGCGTTGTCCGCGTAGGTTGGTTTGGCGGTGACGCTGGCGGTGATTGCCTCTTCGAGCGCTTCCGCGCGACTGAAGCTGGTGATCATGCAGGTCGCCCGCAGCCCCTGGGAGCCCGCAGTGGTGATGTCCCCATCCATCACGGCCAGTTCGACCATCGAATTGGCGAAGAACGCGGTCTGAATCGCGGTGAATCCGGCGTCGGCGGGGTCCCAGATCATTTCGAACTCGACCGAAGCCTCGCGGAGCGTGGCGACCGTGGCCCGCCAGCCGGCGTTACCGCGCGTCGTTACATCGGCTTCGCCCGTTTCCAGATTGAGCGTCACGTCCTTGACGTTGCCCATCAGGCTCCACACGGGCGAAGCATAAGTGCCGGTGTTCTGGTACAGCTTCGCGTGCATTCCAAGTTTTGCGGGCATGGTGCGCCTCCTGTTTATTTGACGCTGTCGGCCCACATGGCCGGCAGCTTGGGTTGTTCTTTCGCAAAGGCCGGTCCCATAAACGGACGCGGACGGTAGTGCGCCCTGCGCCGGCGTCCGCGCCGGTCCTCGCGACTGGCGGTGCCGCCGTATTCCAAGAGCGCCGGTGCCTCGACGGCCCCGAACGGCATCGGGCCGACCACGACCGACCGGTTATCTGGGTCGTATCCGAAAAAGATCAGCCGCCGCAGCGTGCCGACGTGCGAACTGGGTGGCGATCCGGGCTCGGAGACGGCCTTCCGTTTGCGGATGCTCGACTTGGCGCTGGTGCGCACATAGGCCCCGAAGCGCGACAGCACTTTGCGCGTCGAACGGTCCACAGCCGACTGCACGGCCGGCCGGTCGAAGAACAGCGCCTTGATTTTCAGATCGAAGGACATCGTGTTACCGCCAGGTTCGGAATGTAAGTGCCAGCAGACTGGTAAACTGCCCATGTTCGTTGAAGTGCTTGGGATCGTAGATCGGCCGGTTCTCGGTCTTGACCCAACGCGCGACGGGCGCGGTCGCGAGCGACTGGTGCCGGAACAGATCGCCGATCTCCTCGACCAGCCGCAAGAGACCATCGATGGCCTGCGTATCCAGTCCGGGCGGCGACTGCGCCGCCACGCGCCGCTGGATGGCGACGTGGATCGTGTAGTCGGTCTGGTCTCGCGTGCGGTCCGCCACCGTCTGTTCGATCTCGGCCGGTACGACCGACACGCGCAGTTGGTCCAGGTCCGCGAGATTGAACTCGGGGAGGTAGTGCCGCTCGGCCAGGACGCTCTGGCTGAGCGCCGCACCGTTGATCGCCGTCACCACGGCATCGGCAATCTGAATCGTGGTGCTGTCGCCTGGCATGCGAAACCTCCTTGCGGAAAATGGGACTAGCCGTAGTTCGGAAAGGACGCGAGGTTGGCAGTCGTGAGCGTGTAGCCGCCGGAACTGCCGAGGGACGTAATGAGTGCGTTGATCGCCGCCAACTGCGTCTGGATCGCCGGGCCGACAACGAGCATCCCGGCGGCCGAGCAGAGGCCCAGCAGCACCAGTTCTCCACCGATCGGGACAAAGATCGGGTTGCCGCTGTCACCCGAAAGGAGCGCCTCGCAGAACTGGGATCGCTGATAGGTCTGTGGCCAGGAGTAACGGGCGGCTCCGAGCTGGTAGCCTCGCCACTCGTAAATCAGGGCCTTTTTTTCCTGATCCAGGCAGAGTACGGGCACCCCTTTGTCGAGCCCCGGCAGATAGCCTGCGATCTCGGCTGGCAGCACCCGGTATGGTTTGATTGCGCCGGGCAGATCGCTGTCGAGTCGGGCCACCGTAACATCCGTGGACCAATCGGCGGCCGCGCCGGAAAGGCTCGCTTTGGCGGCGATGGTCCGTGTGACTACCTGGCTGTCGGCCGTCACGAAATCCAACGTCATTCCGACTTCCGGCTGGTAGTGCCTGGCAAACAGGACATGACGCGGAGTGACCGCGACTCCCGCGAGCCGATTGCCGAGTTGCGAATTGCGGGGGCTGATGCCCGTGAGGTCGAAACTTGCGGCCCAGCAGTCCGCATTGCGGATATAGGGAGCCTGGGCGTCGAAAACGGCCTTTGCCGTGGCGGGGGTTTTGCCGCCGATCAGCCCATCGACGGTGTCATTGGTGTGTTTGAGCAGGCTGCCCGCAGCAAAGCCCTGATAGACCTGCGTGGCGTTGACTTGGGTGAACAGGCTGACTCGATGGCGGGCTTCGATACCGCCCACTCTACAAGTAATCTCAACCGTGCCGCCGCTGCCGACTTTGGTGAGCAGGCCGGTGCTGCTGACGGTGGCTTTCGATGCGTCGCTCGATTCAAACGTCGGCACATAGCCGGGGCTGTGCTGAACTTCGATATAGCCGCCATGTTCGAGCGTAGCGTCGGGATAGCTCGTGTAGAGCAGGTCTTTGACCGTGATCGCGGCAGGCGCGCCGCCGCTGGCGGTCTGCGTCCGGGTGAGACGCAACCGAGAGCGAAAGCCGTAGCGATTGGTGGTGCCGAGTCTAGTCATTGAACACAAACGTGTATCCCTTGGCTTCCGCGATGGACGGGTTGGAAGCACTGAAGTTTGGCAGGAAAGCCCAGCCGATCTTGTTCTTTCCCGGCAGGGGTGGACCGAGCGCCGTATAGAAGGCGTCGAGGTTCGCCGCCGGCCAATCCACGCCCGAGTTGCCGTTGATCTGACAAGCGAATCCGAGGGCATCGCCGAGGAACTGCACGCCGGCGGGCAGCGTGAAGCCTGCGCCGATAAAGGCGCAGTACGGCAGCAAGATTGGCCAGCCCGCGCAGTCGCGCGGTTCGCCAGCCACAATCCGCATCGAGGCGATATTAGCCTCCGACAAGTCCAGCGCTGTCGCAAAACCATAGAGCAATGCAACTTCCGTGATCGGGGCCGTGGTGGCGGGTATTTTCAGGGAGTCGAGCGCTACCGGGCAGCTTATGGTGACGGAGTTCAAGGCGGGCAGGCTGTCGAGCAACAGGGACTCGATCCGGGGCGAGGTGATCGACAGGCTAGCCAACGTCGCACAATTGCGGATATCGAGCCGCTTGATGTCGCCGGAGAATTCCAGGCTCATAGTGGTCAGGCTCGGCTTGTCCGCAACGGTGATGCAGCCGGGGTGCTTCAGCAGATTGAGCGAGAGCAGGGTCAGATCATTGTCCCGCAGATTGAACTCCGTCACGCCGCCGGTATAGCTGATTGACGTGAGCGCCGGGTAATTCGCCAGGTCAAGATTGACGCTGGTTTGCGACAGGCTGGAAGCGATCAGGGAAGTGAGCGCCGGACAGCGAGTGAATACCACGCCACTCCACGCGCTCAACGTCGCCAACTGCGATTGATTGCTGATATAGGTATCGAAACCAGACGAATTGGTCGTGAACTTCGTGAGAACGCCGCTGGCCTGCGCGTTGGCATTCGTGCAGCTATAAAGGAAGTATTCCTTCGGGACCGAGTGCCGCCAGTTGCCCGAGGTGATCGCGGCAATCGTCACCGAAATATCCGCATTCGCATTGCCGGCCCCAAAAAAGCTGATCGCCCCGTCATATCCGGCCAGGCAGACATAGCCGGTCGTCGAACGCACACTCAGCGTGATGCTGCCCGTCGGGTTGCGACTGACGATCCGGACACATCCATTGGGATTCAGTAGCGAGAGTGAATCGTCGATCCCCCGCAGCAGCGCCGCGGCGGGCGCGAACTTCGTGCCGCCGAAGTTCTCGCCGTCATGCAGATACAGGTGCTCGCCATCGTAGGTGACGGTGCCATCGTCGAGCTTGAGGTTACTGTTTTCGAACTCGGTGGTGTTCACGATCTGAATGGGATCGGGGATGTTGCCTTCAGCGTCTCGGCCGACGTAGCCGCCGGGCTGATCTTTGTTGGCGAGTTGCTCGCAGGCGGCAAGCTGCGGTTGCAGCGGAGCGGTAACGCCGGCGAGGTGGTCGAGCTCCGTCGCGGTCACCGCCGCTGCCGACAGCTTGCCCGCGCCGTCCGACACAATCGCCCGCGAAGCGGCTGGCGCGCCGACATCGCTGGCCGGATGCGTATGTGTGGGATTCTGATATTGGACTTCGGGCATGGTGCGTACCTGGCCTATGCAAAGATGCGATACTCGACCGCTTCACCGTTGGCTCCAACTCGGACGTAAATCTTCGCCGCGTCATCGATGGCGATGGCGACGCCTGTAATGGATGCCGGCGCGAGCGGCATGTTTTGATTCGACGCGTCTCCCAGGAAGACGGGCTTCGTGTTGGTCGGTGCGCCGTTTGAATCGCACGGAGCACCAATCCAAACCGAGCGGCAGGGAGTCGCACTGGCCACGAGCGGCTCGGGCGTGGCGGCCAATGCCACCGTCTTCGTGCCGCCAACAAGCGAACTGGGAGACGCGGCCTGACCGCCGCCGCCTCCACCGCCCCCGCCGACACCACTCACCAAGAGCGCACCGGTGGCGTCGTCGATTTCCACGGTGGCCGATTGCAGCCAACGACGGCTCATGGCAGCGTCTCCTCGAAAACCTGTTTGGTGTGTATGCGCAGCGTTTGGCGATACGGATCGCTGTAGCGCCAGTGCTGCTGGTTGCCAATCGGCAGCACTTCGTAGCGATACGTCGTGCCGCCGGCGGTTTCCTCAATCCAGTCTCCCCTGGCGGGCATGGTCTGCTCCCCGCCCAGGATCAGATCTTCCGCATCGATCAGGTAATCGCGAGACTGGCTCTGCACGATCACGCCGTAGCCGTCGTCCTGTTCGAACTCGGTCCGCCCGATGGTCGCCAGGACCACCACCGTCAGCACGCCGCGCCGGTACGTCGCCGGGCGCGTGGCAAACTGCTTGCGTTGGCTCTCGAGCCAGGCGGAACCTTGTGCGAGCAGGTCGGACATCGGCGCTTCGTTTAATGAGTGAGTTTGACGCGCACCTTGGCGTCGGCGATGGTTGCCGCTTTCACACAAATGCCAATCACGTTGCCGCCCGTATTGGCCACGGCGTGCAGCGCAGCATCCCAGTAGAGCGGTTGCCCAACCGAAATAGCTTCGCTCCCCTTCGGCAGGTCGTACACGCCTTCAATCGCCAGCGAGCCGAGCTGGCCCGCCGCGATCGCGCGATCCGCGATGCCAAGCAGATAGCTGCCCACGTCGGTGATGACCACCACATCGCCGACAGCCACGTCGCTGGCCGGCGTGTAGTCGATGGATCGCCCCTCATGCACAAAAACTGCTTCAGCCATAGCTCGTTCTCCTCAAATGGGTGTTGGTAATATTCCAGCCTGACGGGCGCTCCGGTTTACGCCTCCCCCTTGCTCTTCACGCCGCCCCGGAAGTCCTGCAGGGCGACGCCGAAATCGTGATAGCCGCGCATCTGGACTCCCAGCACGTTGAAGTCGGCGTCAGCCGTTTCGATGGTCGGGGACTCCTGGCCGTTGAGGAACGCCACCTCGATCACCGGCAGATCGCTGGGGTCGGCCAGCAGATACCAGGCCTTGGCCGAGTTGCCCGTATAGACCGAGTTGGCCAGATACCGGCTCACCTCAACGCGGAACTTTCCCTGATGCGGGTTGGCCACCGGGTACTTGGTGCTGCTCGTCGTATCGCGCAGTTCGAGCGACTTGTAGAGCTGCGAACCGATTGCCGACAGCGCCGTCGGCACCAGCAGGATCGCCGGCATGATGCCGATCGGCTTGCCGTCTCCATCCACCTGGTCCAAAAACGCGACTTCCGCCTTCGTCAGGCCGTCGATGCCGAGCGCCGTATCGGCACCGGACACATAATTGTCATTCCCCGCGGTGAAGAACCCGCTGTTGGCCAGGAAGGTGGTCCAGAAGACATCATTGATCTTGAGCCCCGAACCCCGGCCCAGCTTGCGGGGGACGGTGGTGATGGCTCCCAGATCGTCGTTGATGATGTCGCGCCGGTCGATCTGGAGCATCAGCCCGTAGGTGT